GCGTAAATAAATTAGCCCCCGCTTTTTTCTCAAATAAGTTTGTGCCTTGAATTCCAATTCCTACTGGGCTACCAGCGGTTTGACTTCCAACTTCTCCAGGAGATACTGAAGACGCTCCAGCCAGATACCCCATTGGGTCTACTTTAATTCCACCCCGTCTTACTTCAAAGTGTAAATGTGGTCCAGTACTATTTCCAGAGTTTCCGCTTACTCCAACAACTTGTCCAGCAGTTACTTCTTGACCTTCAGAAACGCCTTTGCTAGCTAAGTGTCCGTAGTAACTTGAGTGACCGTCTCTATGTTGAATCTGTACATAGTTTCCAAACCCATCAGCGTCATAAGGAGTCCCTACAACTACTCCATCATTTGCTGCCATAACTGGGGTTCCCGTTGAAACCGCAAAATCTATTCCTCCGTGAGGCTTCCCATAACTAGGGCTCTTTTTTCCATTAAAAGTTAAATGCCTTACTTGGCCAAACGGACTTGAAATTCTTGGACTTCCTGGTAACGGAATAACAGGGCTTCCTGTAGAACCAGAGTCTCCACCAACGCCGTATACATTTCTACTACCGTCACCTTGGTCTTCGGATTTTTCATTATCGTCATTATCGTCATCATTGCCTGTAACAAGTTTTATTATTCCGTATATAGAAGCTGCTATTGCAGCTCCTATTGCAGCTTTTTTACCAAACCCTGCTTTAGCTACTTTTCCAACTTTGCTACCAAAAAGACCTTTAAACATTTTTGCTGCAAAACCAGCCCCAAGTAATCCTCCAACTGCACCTACAGCACTGCCAACAGCGTTGTTTCCTCCACCCAAAAGAGTTTCAGCTTTAGATATTTGAGTAATAACATTACCAAATTTATCTACATGGTCTCTAAATGTTTGAGAAGCTTTTATTAACAAAGTATTTGCTTCCGTAATACCTTTAATTTGTTCATCTACTACCGCTGCGCCCATAGCGTTACCTTCTGAGGCTCTTCCTCCTTCAGAAGCCATATAGTCTGTAATTAGCCCAGAACGTCTTAATGACTCTTTGTCTAACTCAGCACCACCAGCTTTTTGCATAAGAGCATTTATAATTGCCATTCTAAGTTCTGGGGTTGAGCTAAAATATTGGTCTATGTAAGAACCTAAAGCGTGGCCTGGTTGCAAAGAAAAAGCAATTGCATCTTTAGTAATTTTCTTACCGCCTGCAGCAGCTGTAAGCTGTTTCCAAAGGTCGTTTGCAATATCATTTGGCTCTCTCATTTTTCCATCTGCACCGCGTACGTTTATGCCTACCATACGAAGTCTGTTTACACTAGCAGCTTGATTTAATCCTATAGCTGCATTCATACCACCTTGTAAACCTACTCCAGGTGCAAGGTTTGAAAATTGAGCAGCAGCGCCTTGAGCGTTAGCTCCTATCATTCCAGCGCTTAAACCCATCATTGCAGCGCGGTTACCATCTTCTGGAGAGATACCAAGACCTTGGTTCATCATTCGTTGTACGTCTCTACGACCGCTGCCACCCATAAAATTTAAACGAGCTTCTGTAACACTTCGTTCTACTGCTTGTTGATTTGTAGGAAGTGCTTGTGCAGCAACTGCTCCAGCTCCAGCAAGAGCCATTACAGCGCCCTTAACAAATTTACCAAAGCTCATTCCACCAGCAGCTTCAGAAGCAGCCTGTTGATTTGGATTAGGTGGCTGTACAAATCCGTTTAATGTTCCAGCCCCAGGCATCTGTGGAACTCCAGGCCCACTACCACCAGCAACGGCAAAAGCTCCGCTGCCTTTTCCTGCTTTCATATTTGCTGCAATATCTGCAGACAGTTCTTTAGTCTTTTGTAGAACTTGGTTTAATTTGTTGTACTCTTCACGCAAGTCAGTGACTAGCTGAATTTTTTTAGCTTGGCCGCTACCTCCAAGGTTCATTCCACCAAGAACACTCATTTGCTAGTCACCTCCTACTTACGTTTAGCTCGTGAAATCCAATTAAGTCGTTCTCTAACGGATAGAGAACGAATGTCTGCTAACGTCCATCCTGGAAATGAACGTGTTAAAAATTCGTACTGGTCTAATAAGTTTTCGTAATCCGCGTCTCTATAGGCGAAATAAGTCGGCCAGGCTCAGTGGCATCGGAATATCCTCACCACATGCCTCACAGGCCGTACTCACCTCCCCGAGGCGGGGTCCTGGATTACGAGCTAGAATCTCTTCAATTAATTTACTTCTGTCAGCCATTCCTAATTTTAATACAGATGAGGCTCCTAAAGAAGGCGCTTCGTTAATAGTAGAAACACATCCAGCAAGAAGCATTGTGTTTAACTCCGCCACAGTTTTGTCTGTGTTTTCCATGAGCTTTCTTTGAACTGACCCATTTGGCAAATTAACAACAACTTCTCCTAGTTTTGACTGATAGGTAAATGTCCTATCTTCCAGCGGGTCTGTTAATACCCGAGTTGGTATGCCGTCTTTTATGTCTACGGTTACGTCTAGAGCGGTCTTACAGAATGGGCAGGTAATGTTGTAATCAACACTCGACCCAAACGTTACGCATCTAATTCCAACAAGGATTGCATCTCGGTCACCTGATAGCAGGCTGTCTAAGTCCTCTTTGTTGGTCTTATCCATACCTAAACTGACAAGTCCTCTTTGTAGCATTACGTTCAATGCTCTTCCAATAGACCCTGCTTTAGATATAGCTTCTTCATCTACTCCAGTCAACTCACGCACTTCTGCGTATTTGACTAGGGACCCTTCCCGAGTGATAAATCCTCCGGGAAGAGCCACCTCTGAATTTGAAGGCGCTACAGTTTTTACTGCAACTTTAGGCTCTTCAATACTCTCTGTCAGTTTGTCGAGTAATGACTGGTCTGTTATTAATTGTTCTGCCACGATTTGTTCTCCTTAGTTAGTTTGTTTAACCTTTTGCGTCTCCAGCACGAACATCTCCAGTTGCTCCTGTAAAGGAGATTGAAAGACCTTCGTGTACTAGTTGCATTGTTTCAAACAAGATTTGGTTATCTGTTGCGTTTAAATCTGAGTAACTTAAGCTAGAAATCCACGCATTGTGAACTTTAAAGCGCATCTTAAATGCGTTATCTCCATTATCCGCAACTGGATGGTCCATAACCCAAATGTTAACATCACAACGGAATGAGCTTGTGCCCGCCGCTACGCCAATGCCGTCTCCAGCTGCTGCGGCAAACAAGCCACGCATCCAGTTAATGCCTTGGTCATTTCCAAACAATGCGCCTCTTTGGAAGGTTATTGGTGAAAATGTTGTCATACCAGGAACTTGGTGCAACGTAGTGTTGTAACCACCTTCACGGTATCCGATGCTACCTGTGTTAATAGATAACCCAGATATGTTTGTAAATCCCCCACTAAATGTAGTGAAGTTTTTTGTTGCATACGCCCCTGTTTCTGTAGGCGTAAATTGCGCATAAAATCTAAAACTGCGAAGTGGGTCTGTTGCGATTTTAGAGAAGCGCGAGATATTGCTAGTGGCCATGTTTTATTCTCCTTTACGCCACGGTGACGGTTGTGCCGCCATCATATTGACCGATTTTGATAATAACGAATTCAGCTGGGCGTTGAAGGGCCACTCCAATTTCCATATTTACTTCTCCATTATCAATTTTGATAAGGGGATTCGTTGAGGAATCACACTTAACAAAAAATGCATCTGCAGGGGTAGCTCCACGGAGTCCACCTTGTGACCAATAGTCAGTAAGGAATCCTTCCAAAGAAGCTTTAATACGACGCCATAATACTGCATCGTTAGGCTCGAATACTGCAAAGTTTGTTAGGTCAGTAAGCGCTTTGCGTAGATAAATCAAAGAACGGCGAACTGGAACATAACGGTCTGCATATCCTGCCTTTAGTGTGCGGGAACCCATTACTACGATTCCAGAACCTGGGATAAAACGAATAGCGTTTACAGGTGCAGAAGCGCTGTTCATTGTGTCTAAATTAGCATTAGTTAATTTCTGAACGGCTACTGCTCCAGCAATTCTGTTGTTTACACCAGCTGGGGCTTTAAACACTCCACGAGAAACATCTGTTGAGATGAACTGTCCAACAATTGCTCCACCACAGAAAGCTGTTTCAACTGCGTCTGGGCTTGAAGAAGTGTTGCTTGGAATGGTTAAGTTAGGGTAATACACAGCCCCCAAAGAGGTGCTTGTATAAGTTGCGGCACGTGTCATTTGATTTGCTACTGTGTCATTCATGGCATCAATAACAACAAATACGTCATCTCTTGATTCAGCATAAGAAAGGATTGTGTTCATAGGAGATGTTCCAACAACACCAGGTGCGTTAAGCACTAGAGCAGAGGTTACAGTATCAAAGCTAGACATTGCGTTTGCAATATCAGATTCTGTTACGGCGCTACCAGTAGCTCCTGAAGCCAAAGGCTGTAGAGAAACATTTCCTGGATTTCGTAAGGAGCCAGTAGCAGCAGAGTTTGCATCAGTAGTTGTAATGACGTTTGAAACGGCATTAATTGCAGTAGGTGCATAACGCGCATTTCCTACTGTCATGTTTAAGTCTGTGTAACGTTCAACAATAAAAGCTGAAGTTGTTCCACCGTTATAAACTACTAAATCAAAATGATTTGCTAAAGACGAATCAGTAATTGTTATATATATGCTATTACCCCAAGTACCAGGGTTTTTAGCAAATACGTTTAACGTTGGGTCTGTTGTTGCAGAGCGGTCATCAAATACTCTGGTTGCTGCAGCGGCAGCACCAGCTGTAACTCTTTTGACGTATGCTTGATTTCCACCGTTTGCAAAAAATAGATATACAGCGGTAGTTAATGTGTTTAAAGTACCCCATGAACCGTACAGGCTAGTGTACTGAGTCCACGAAGTAACCAAAGTTGGGTCTAGAGGACCCCGGTCTGCAGCACCAATAAATGCAGCAACCGAAGTTGAGTCTGGTCCCGCTAATGGTGGTATTGGATTGAGGGTTTCCTCAATATACACACCAGGTCTTAGATAAGACATTAGTTGTTCTCCTTAGTTTATTTTCATTGGGTTACGTATATTAAACTTCTGTTAGACCAGATGGGATGCTCGATGGGTTTTCGTTTATCAGTACTTCCTCTACCCAAGCAACGGAATCTCCGCTAGTTGGGGTACTTTCGCTTGTTACTAGAACAGTGAACACGTTTCGGAATAACCGACGTCCGTCTTCAGTTGTGTCTCGTTTAGCGAAATTCTGTAGAATGATGTGCCTGTAGGAAGTCTGTGTTCCTAAGTCGTTTGGCACAGGTAAAAATCCTCTGTTAGCAACAAAATCATTATTAAGTAGGTGAGCGATGATAGCTCTGTCATGGCGTGGATGACGTGCGTAACTTGTTATTTGATACATTAAATCCCAAGCTGCGGGAACTTCATAGTCAAAGACTTCTCCATTAGCTGGGGCAACAGTTCCCTGCCTATCGTTATCAACCA